GGTGTAACCTGTCGGGTGTATCGTGTGAGTTTCGGCATTAGATTCCCTGTCCGTAACCCGCCGCCAAGGCGTCTTGCGTCGTGTATGTCGGAACGGTGCTGCCAGTGCTACCAAAGGCACCAGAACCATACGCTGTCGCACCACCCTTGAGCAGCGTTCCTGCCGCGCCCATGTAGCCCGCGCGCTGTCTGCTGCGGCCCTCGGCGCGCATAAGCTGTGCGCTTGTCTCAAGACCCGATGCCTGCAATTCGCCCTGGTGGATAATGGTCAGACGATCCAGTTCTTCCTCCATTGCGTTGTCTTCCATGAAGTCCAGTGTGGACCCCATAAGCTGCAATCCTGATGCACTTGCAGACGCGCGGTTAGCACCCGCACGGATGCGAGCCTCGCGCTCTTGACGCCGTGCAGAAGACGCTGCATTCTGTCGGGCTGCAATCGCGTTGTTCTGCGCCACCTGCGCGTTGAAGTTTGCCGCGCCCTTGGCTGCATTGCCCTGCTGTATGGCCCCCATCGCTGAGACAGCGGCCCCTGCAATCATTGCAATTTCAACGCCCGTCATAGCACCCTCGCGTATAAGGAACATGAGCCGCCATCGGGCCGGTATGCTTCCATGTGGGGCGCCTCAAGTGTAAAGCCCAACATTTCGGCCCATCGGTGGCCCTGCTCAAATCCCGTGTCAACGGTCATTTCAAGACGTTTAATATAGCACCCATCAAGGAACCGTTGCACTGCCTTATGGACGCCCAAGAATTTGCTGCCCGTGGCGCGGGAGGCGATGTACGCCCACACCAACCCACGGCCCTGCCACATATGCACAATGCCCGCACAGCCAATCGGGCCATGCTCGTCAACCGCAGTCCACGCCCAACCCGAATCCTCAAGCGCCTTGGCCTGTTCCGCAGACAGGTAACACGAAAGGTATTGCTGGCTCTCCTGCAAGTCCAACTGCATCAAGTGTTCTGCCTTGAACTCAACCACGTCCATTACCGATCCTGCACGTAGAATTGCGGCATGATTGCCTGAATGGTCATCGGGAGCGGCTGATCCTGGCGAATGAATATCCGCTCATTCTTGCCATAATCCCCATCCCACTCAATCTCGAAGTCCCCTTGGAACAACCCAACTGCGGTGTCCATATCATCCCCGCCCTCGCGCAACACAATAGGGTCAAGGTCGTCACTTGTCGGGCCGAACTTGCCGCCAAGGGTCTGATAAAGGCGAACGAACACACGATGAATGCGGACTGTCTTGCCCTGAGATGTTCCTTCTCTGCGGCCCTCGGCATGTTGCCGCAGCGTTTCAAAGTCGGACTCATACGGCAGGCCCACTTGCGCCTCAGATGCCTCGCGTTCAAGCGTAATGCTGCCAGAGGACACAACCTTCTGAGGGTGCGCTGAACCTTCAGCCAACACGGCCACCGTCTGCCCCTCAAGGTGCGTCAGGCCAGTAATCGTTGTCACACGCTCACGAACCTCGCCGCCCGTCTCGTATGCCGTGAACCCGCTTGTGTCGATGTTGTTGCCGTCACGGTCATTCAGTTCAAAGGTGTTGGTCGCTTGGTTTGCCACCACATAGACCTTCCCGTTTACCTCGGTCATGCCCTGCACGTTCTTGATGCGGACCACATCGCCATCACTAAACCCATGCGATGCAGAAGTAACCACGCCGGGGTTGGCCTGCGTGATGCCCGTAATGGTTTTGGGGTCGTCAAGTGTCAAACCGCTGTCCACAAAAAAGGCTTCCTCGGGGTCGTTTGACGAGTCCCAAAATGGCTTCATGTATTCGATGTAACGCTTGGTGCCGCCATTGATGTAGCGGTTGACCACCATGTAAAGTTCATCCGCGTCCCCTGCGGGGTTTGGGATAACGCAAACGCTTTCCACCTTGGCCTGCGTTGCGCTGAATGAGTCGCTGTACCCGCCAACCACATGCTTGTGGAAGCCAAGAACCTCCATGTTGCGGTCGTAGGTCATGCCGATCAGGGTGCCGTCCGTCAGGTTCAGCCAAACCACCGACTGCGGTTCTGCCTGATAGGCAAGGCTAACAATGCCGGTCTTGGTGATATGCTCTGCAATGAGGGTCATATCCGCCGCACGGTAGCCGTCATCCTCGAAGACGTAGGAAAGTTCACGCAGCTTCCGCAACGCGCGCTGTACGAACACCACGGCCCGTCCTGCGCGTACCGGCGTAATGTTTGCGCTGCCATAGGCCGATGACCGAGTGCCTTGAATGTTGGAGGGGGTCAACACGCCGCCATTATCGTTCGGGCGCACAATCCACTCGCCACCCACCGTGCCGACAATCAAGCCCTTTTCATCATCCGTGAGCCACAGAATCGAGTTGACGTTATCGGATGACAAAGACGTGGCAATCGCCGCATCATCCGTCACCGTGCCGTCAGGGTCGGTCGGGGCAAAGTTCTCAAAGTCGCTGCTCACGCTCGCGTCAATGCGCTGCGGGAAATCAGTCGGACCAGCAAAGGTAAGGCGGTTCTGGTGGAACGTCACAGCAGCGGGATAGCCCGTTGTGTCTGACCACACACCAAGACGCCAATCAGTCGTTGCCGTGGTCGCGGACGCATCAGGACCACTAATGGTGGCTGTCACAACGGTCGTGCTTGTGTGTCCCGTAATCGTCAACCACGTCCAGTTGCCTGCCGCGTCCTTCCAGCGGATCAGACGCCCCACATCCGTTGTCTGGAATCCTGTATCGTTGTTGATGCCCGTTACCGCCGAAGCCGTGACTGATACCGATCCGGTCGTGCCGCCCAGTGTCAGGGTTGTGTCCGTGGCGTTGGTGTTCAGATACGGCCCGTCCTGAAACACAATGTCGCTGATGGACCAAGACGTATCAGACGTGCGCTCCAACTTGCGTGGCTTGTATGATGGATGCGTAATATACAGCACGTCAGCACTCTGCGCGTACTTCAACTGGAACAGGTCTGCCGTGGCATAGGTGGTCGTGACCTCAACAGGGCTACCGCCGCTTTCAATCTGCCCACGGTCCTTGATAAACCTGATGTAGAGATTGCCGAACTCCAGAACATATGCCTGCTCTGTCGAGAACTGAAACGGGATCAGCCGCGTGGCCGTTGAACTGGTTTTGACCTCGACAATATGCGCGGTGCCGGGGCGGCGCTCCACCGGCCCCTGCAATAGTGGGACAAAGTTCTTGCACGTCCGCAACCCTGTCTGATACTTGGCAAGGTCAGGGCGTCCATAAAGCAAAGGCGACACTTCGCCGCCATTGAAATTGCTCTGGATGGGTGAGACTTTTGCCATCTAGTACCGTGCCGAAATCCAAGGATCAACAGGCGCTTCCTGCGGGGGGCGCTCAAAGGCGTTGATCTTGCGCGCCTCTGCCTTGGCGTCACGGTACATCGCAGCCGCAATCTCAATCTTGGAGTTCGACTGCGTTATCTTCTCTGCGAGGTCGCGCGCGATGCGGGCCACCAACAGATCGGTAAACAACTGGTCAAACGCCTCGGGGTCCGTGATGCGGGCAATGTATGTGATCGGCAGCGGGGCCGAATCGTTAGACAGGATGCTCCCGTTTTCAATCTGCAAATCGTCCTGATTGGGCTGACCCAGCCGCCCGTTGTTGGGCAGGATTCGCAGATAGTCGGCAGGCAAAGGAAAGGCGTTGGCATACTCAAAAGCTGGAGCCGTCGAGGATGCCGCCAAGGATGCGCGCTTGCGGGCGAAACTCCAAGGATGCGCCCGCAACTCACTGTCCCGCGCATGTTCATAGACACGGTTGCACTCACGCGCATTCGTGCTGTCATCCGTCAGGGATGAGATGCTCTTAGCACCAAGGCGCTGCAATGCGAGATTGCAGATATCGACAGAGCTGGCGATCACACACCTCCCGCAAATATTTTGCCTGAAAGAACGCGAGAAATAGTCGCTGGCGTAGTCTCGTAAATCTCGGCCAAGTGCTTGCCCAAAACCCCGCCTTGACTTGCCGACCTGATTTCGTTCGCCTCAACAGAATTTAGTTTTGCCCCGCAATAAACGCCGCCACTTAATGACTTCGCGCGACGCGCAAATGCTTTAACGTGCATCCCAACCTCTCGCGCTAGGTCATCTGCTGTTTCGCCGCTTGCATACCTTTTTGCCAGCGCGGACCATTCTTCATCACTAATGCGCTGATTGGGGTGTCTTTCGCCAACAAGCGACCTTCCTCGCTCAACCATATCGCGCATGTTGTCGGCCTGAGTGCCGACCTCAAGGTGGTCTATGTTTACACACAGCGGGTTGTCGCACTTGTGACGCACTACAAGATCGTCACTGATCGGCCCATGCGCGTCAATGTACGCCCACCGATGTGCGCCCTTGGTTACGCCATCGCGAGTCAGACGGACATACTTGCCGGTCGGCCTGTTCGGATGCTCTATGCAGGAAGCCATAGCGGCCTCCTAGTTGATGACGACTTGGTTAGCCGCGATCAGGCTTGCGAGGTCTTTGAGGGACTGCACAACCTTGTCACGGTCTGCGCTTTCGGCAATGTCAACAATGACCTCACCGGCAGATGCCGATCCGGCGTCAGAGCCAGCAACAGACGATGCGCTGTTCAGGTCAAAGTCTGCGATTGTCAGGGTGTAAGTGCGGTTTGCCATATTAGGCTCCTTCGTGTTTAACGATTGGCGCTACGAGATAGCCGTAGAACCGTTTTCGCGAGTGCGAGTCACTATCAAGAAACGGGCTGTTCGGCGTGACAATAACATTGATGCCCCGCGCCGCTGCGATGCCCGACCAAAAGGCCATGCAGGCCATGTATCTGTAGGGCCAATCAGACACGCTTCCTGCGTGACCGTAGGGCTTTGACGCGCTGATGTAGTCGCAGCCAAAGATGCAAATCTCTTTCACGCCGATCAGAATGGCGTAAGCGACCGCATAGGCCGCCGTGTGATTCAGGTAGGCGCGAGCGCCTGGAATAGACAAAACTTCAGCCAAAGGATAGGCCACCGCGTTGGGGCAGCACGAACGCGGCACCGATGTAACCAGCGGCTTGCCAATGTCTGACTCAATGTATGTGAAAGTGTTTTCAGGACGCCCGCGAAACATCGCGTAGTCGTCCATCATAAAATCCATGTCGGTCTGTAATACGCGACCGGCAGCGTTTATGCCCCATACTTCATCAACATGAAAGTCATTTGCCTGTGCGGACGCCATGATGCTGACATAATCCTGCATGGTGGGGCCGCAGCCAAGAATGGCAACCTTTTCCGGTGTGCCGCCTGTGAAGTGTTCAACCATGCAATTCTCCTAAGATTATGGGGCGAGGACAATTCCCCGCCCCACGCAATCTTAGTCCAGTGTGTAGAGGATTTCCACCGTCATGGTGCCACCAGTGGTGACAGCCGCATCGGCAAGAGTACCCTTCACATCAAGAACAGCCACCGGGTCGGTGGACTGGCCGTTCACATGGTCCCAAAGCGGGATGCCATAGTTGGCTTTGTCAGCGATGATGCTGCCAGTGCCCGCCGAGTCAACGGCAAGGCCGTTGGTCAGCGCGTCGGGGTCATCGGTAATGTCCGATTTGCCCGACTGATTGAACACGCCAATGTCCATCGTCGGTGAGCCGGTCGTGGCAAGGTCGTCCCAAGACACAGTTGACAGGCCCATGATGCGCGCGTTCGAGGGAAGGCGGGCCAGCAAGTAGGTGCTGGACACGCTGTCCGAAGCGGTCACTTCAACCGTTTCAGTCCAAGACCGAACAGCGCCGCCGCCCGTGCCGGGTGCCGAAGTGACACTCGGTGAGGCGTCAGCGTTGGTCATAACGCGGGAGCCTTTGAGATTAACAACAGCCATGATTAAGCCTCCGAGCAGGTGATGGCGACGACTTTTTGCTCCTCAAGGCGCGTGGCCCCGAAGGTTCCTTTGACGTACACCTGCGTGGCATACGACTTGTCGTCTCGTTCAGTGATTTTCACCGTGGTGTCGTTCCAGACACCAAGGCAGACGCCGGACTTCGCCCAACAAACAACCGTGCGATCCGTTCCCGAAAGGTCGAGACGCTGGCTGTCGATGAAGTTGAAGCCCATGAAGGACCGGATGCGGCCATCCACGAGAACCGGCTTGTTGGTGTAGTCAAGGCTGACAGCCTGAGTTTCACCGAGCAGATCATCGTGCTGCTGCGCGCCGATGGCGCAATACAGTTCCTCGTTGTCCACATCAACTTCTGCGGCAATGAGAAGCTGCATGGCTTCACGAAGTTTGGCAATGGTCAGGCCACCAGAGGTCGTCGAGGCAGTCTGAGCAGCCGGGAAGGCCGTGGACGTGCCACCATCTTCGCCGGTCTTTGCCGTGCCGGTCAGGGCGTCGATGATCTCGTCATCCATCGCGCGACCAAGGGCATACGCGCCGTTGATTGCATACGGGGAAGTCGGATCAGCAATGGTCCGCAGCTTGTCCTGATCGTCAATCAGATCGGCCCACTCATAATCGTTCGGGTAGACCCAACGGCGATCATGCGGGGTTTCGATCAGCGGGGTATCCGCGTGACGGGTGGTTTTCTTCTGAGCGGTGACGGCACCAACCTGGTTCAGCGGAACGCCCGACTTACCAGAGAAAGATTCGTTCATCACCGAGTTGCGGAATTTGGAACCCTTCTGTTGCAGAAGGTGATCCACTGTTGACTTGTAGTCAATAAATGACCAGTCAAGGATTTCATTGGACATTGAAAAAGCCTTTCTTTTGCCCTGTTAAAAACAAAAGCCTTGGCTTGTCCGAAAATCGGGGCCGCTACTGAGGCTGGTTTATCGGCCCTATGGGGTTATCGAAGGTCAGCCCGTTCGACACATTCAGTGCGCTTGTGTGACATATTAGCCACAGTGTTGCGCCAACGCAACAGTAAAATTGCTGCCGTTGTGCAGCTACTTGATTTCGGTCTCGCCTCAGATGCGCTCAACCCACGACAGGCCGACTGTTACGTTGCCATCTGTGCCACCTGTCTCTTTCGTGAACGCGATAATCAGATTGTCTTTGGGGCTGAGCTTAATATCCAGTTGCTTGATGTCCACGTTGGTGCTGCTATTTGCAGGGACCGAGAACGGGCTGAGTTCCTCGCCGCCCTGAATGGTGCCGCCCGGTCCTGCTGTCTCAATCACCGAATTCGCAGCATCCACTGCCACCAGCGTTGCACCGGCATCGATGTGCGTTGGATTTGCAACCAGCCGGAACGAGACCGACCGTGTGGATTCGTTGATCAGCGACAGGAAGTCGGGGTAGGCGACGACTTTGTTTCGGTGGCTGTTGAACGTCTCACCATTGTGCATGACGAACCCGCAGACTTCCGTTGTCCCATTTGACGAGACCGTGTGCTGTTTCGCTTTGCGGATGCCGAACGTCGTCTCATTGCCCTCGACAAATCCTGCCATCGAGGAGGTCTTGATCGTTTGGGCGGCACCTGAGAAACCTGCGTCTGTCTGTGCAATGAGGGACGTATGGAACGTGGGATTTCGGAACGTCGCCTTCGTCCGCGACCCAGCGAAGTTGAACTGATGGACCTCCTCGAACTCACCCGTGACGCGGCTCTCAAGATACACATGGACGTTGCCAGCGCCGAGATACTGCATAGAGACATCCCACACATTGAGAAAGGCAGGGTCCATGTTGGTCAGCGTGTTGAGGTCCGCACCAGCTGCCAACGTCATGCCTGATGGGCCTGTGCCGTCCATTGGGTCGACGTTCCAAGCCGTCTGCGCCACGAATGTTGTCTCCGGTGCCACGCCAGCCACAACCGTTGTCCATCCAGCCGTTGCCGTCACGCCGCTATCCACATCAGCAAATGTGAACGTACCGTCTGCCGCCTCTGCGACCATCGACACAATCCGGATGCGCTTGCTGTCGTCGATGTGGATTTCCCAGCCTCGACCCGCTGCTGCAAAATCGTCTGACGCTGCCTGACAAAGCGCCACGACATCAGCAATCGTTGCTGATCCTGCTGGCACTGTAATTGTAATGGCCGTGCCATCGACGGTCAGCGTGAACGTCCCGCCATCAGCGTCACCGCCCTGCGTGAAGATCAGTTCACGAACCTCAAGTTCACCAAACGATTTGTAGGAGATGCCGAACTGTGTGCCGACATAGCCGACGCCAACGAACTCATCATCGTCGCCCAGTCCGGCCAGCAACGAACTGTCGGCCAGACCGGCAGAGAATGCAGCGGTGAATTTACAATCCACCCCGACGCCCGGTTCATACCGCACGACATCCCGTGACCGTATCTGACTGAATGCCTCGGCAGCACCAGCGACTGTCACAGTGAGCGTTCCTTCGTCATCGGTCACAGTCGAGCCGGTTTTGTTGACTAGCGTGTCGATCTGATCGGTGAGGATGCCGTTGCTAAATTTTAGCTGCACCTCAGGCGTTTTCTGGGCGACCTGAATTTCACCGAAAGCGGTAAGGGGCTGACTGATCTTGAACTTGCCCTGCGAGTCTACCGGCACATTCTTGAACGCGCCGCCCTCGGTCTGGCCCACCACAACCGAGCGGGTGAGCGACGATACCATCGCAGGAGCGATGAAAGAATTGACGCCTAGTATCTGTGCGGAGAGAGCCGTCTGCGTAAATTTAGTATCGAAGTAAAAATCCGTCTGACCGGCACCGGATGTCGTAAACCGATACCGGACATATGGCGTAAATGCGACCGAGCTAAACATAGAATAGCCGTCGCCGTCCGTGTACGGGATCGACAGGGTGCGAAGGATATCCGAACCGGCTGCGTCCTGTATAAAATCAATCGTGATCGTGCCGGATGCACCGACACTGAGGATATCCGTCTGCACCTGTGTGTAGTTGCGAAGGTCGAGAACGCCGCTGTCGTATGTCTCGGCGTTGCCAAGAAGATCGGTGGTCGAGAAGGCCAGCGACGGGGGCTGGTTTGTGTTCTGAAGAAACCCCTGCGTACCGTCTGGATAGGTGACGAGTGAGCCATCAAGGTGATGGCCCACACTCGCAGAACGCTTACGATTCCCGGTGACAGCCAACTACTTCGCCGCCTTGACCAGACTTGCAACAGCCGCCTCAAACGCCTCAACGCGCTCAAGGAACGCCGCCTCCTTGTCCGCAAACGCCGCCGCCTTCTGAGCAAACTGTGCGCGGTCGCGGTCGAGGGTTGCCGCCTGGTTGGCAAAAGCCTTCTCACGCTTGGAGAGTTCGCCCTGCGCCTTCTGCACGGGAACCATCGCGGCATTGGCGGACTGATAGATGTTTTCCACCTCGCTCTTTGCCTTTCCACGCAACGCCTCAAGTTCGGCGCGCTTGGCATCGTACTCAGCATTGAGTTCCTTGTTTCGCGCCTTGACCTTCTCACCGGATTCGATGACGGCCTTTTCCGCGTCGGCAAGCTGCTTCAACTTGTCTTTCAGCTTCCCGCTATCCTTGGCAATCTCAAGGACCGCCTCTGCACTCATGTCGCCCATATTACGTCTCTTTCTCGGCTATCAGCCGCGTACCCCTGCTGCCTGACGAGCCAGCTTGGATTTGTGTTCAACCGCCCATTTGTGGGACGGGTGGTTCTTGTCCATCCATGCGGCCATGAAATCCCTGTCGGTTCCAAGGCGCGCAAGGGCTTCGTTTGCGCCAGCC